AACTTCGTGGTACTGCTCGCTCATTACGAGGTTACGCACCTTACGGCCAAAGCCAACAGCCAACTCACCCGTGTTCGACGCCTGCATTACCTTCTTGTCAGGAAACTTCCCAAGGAACCAAGCCGGTAACATATAAGAACCAAACTCAGACTTCGTGTGCCGTGGAGGCATAGAGATCGCCAGCCTCTTCAGCTTCCCGGAGGCAATGTCCTCGAACGCCTTAGCCACGACAGCATGATGTCGGCCATGAATAAACCCCGGCCACATCTTTTTGACAAAGGCCATGAAGGACGCCTGACACTTCTCCCTCTCCACCGCAGCCTTGTACTCAGCCACCTGTTCCAAAAGCTTCTCCTGCTCATGCACGGGCAACTGCGCAACCAACGCCTCCAAATCCTGCGGAGCAGAGTTTTTGTTTTTTTCCATCACCACATCTTTTGAATCAAGCCAACAACAGCCATCAAGCCAATACCCCACACGCACGCACCCCAAACAAAATTCCGAGCCGCGTGCTTCTCTTTGATGTAGTCCCTCATTCCAACTCCTTTAAGTTCCTATAGTTCACCCACGCCGGACGTATCGTCCTACCCACTCCATCCATCTTCTTCACCACCCCCAACGCAACCAACCTGTCCACAATCTTCTTCGTAGACCCCAACCCCATCTTCCCCCTCACATACGCTATATCCCGTATCGTCGGCGAAAACCCATACCTCTTCCACCACTCATCTATCGCCAAGAATACCTCTTTTTGCGCCGGACTCATATCAGCCTCCATACACTCCTGCCACGTAGGATCACTACGCCGAATCTTCATGTCCCTGTGGATAACTTTTTTTACGCAACCTCCACGCTTTGATTGCCGCGTTGTTTTTTTACTATCTTTCATTTTAAGTTACACCACAAGTACCTATTTATTTTTCCACTTTGGCTGCCTATTTTTTAAGCAACTACCCCCCGGTGGGTCGTGTTTTAAACGATGACGGGGGGGTCTCCTGTGTGGAAGGGGGGTGGGGTCTCCCCATCAGGATTTTCGGGGTCAATGTCGTTGTCGGAGTGGCTACCGGACTGAAGAGCGGATTGTTCGTGTGGAATGGAAGAAGGAAGAGATTGTTCGTGTGGAATAGTATGCATATAGGCTAGGGACTCCGCATCGTCAGCTTGGGGGGTCGGGGTACGGTGGGTGTCGTCGCCCGCCGATTTCAGCTCAGCCATCAGCGAGTCAGCGTCGCGGTCAATCGCTGTCACGTCTTGCACATCAGCCGCTGTTAGTTGCTTGAGCTGCGCCATGATCGCGGCGCGTGCATCTTCTGAACTGGTGATAGTGCGGACTTCTTTACGCTCAGTGAATGCAGCCACTTCGGTAACAGTGCCGAGGACCTTGGCCGCAGCGGTGATTTGGCCGGGTTGAGCATCGGGGTTTGTGATGACACCGACGAGCGATTGGATGACCAGAGCACGCAAGGCCGAGGGGGTTTGATATTCCTGAGCCTTAATAGCCGCTTGCATGGCCTCGATCTCATTGGTTATCCGTTGGTCTCGCGTCAATTGATAGGGCTCGCGCTGTAGCGTGTTCTTTGACTTCACGTTGTAAGCCTTCCTGTATGCGTTGGCTTTTGTCTCGCCCTTGGCAACTTCGAGACAAAACTTCTTCTGTTTCCCGGTCAACTCCCTTGTAACTCCCTTACCCAAGATATGAGAGACGGGGACAGAATCTAGGCTTTCCCTTAACTGAGCGCGTGATAGCTTAGATGGTGGCTTGATCTCTTTCATAGGATGGATGCTAGGGGAACAGAGGAAGGACTGCAAGGCTTCGCCTTAGAACAACCCCGCGACACGCTCCCAGGTCAACCACGGCCACCCAATCAGCGCACCACCTGGACCACTTCGCACCACCGACAAGACTGTAAGGTTCTGTAAGAAACGCGCTACCAGGGAGCAAAGCACCCTCTTAGCTAATCACCCAATACAGCAGCACTACAGAGGGAAGAAGCAGAGCCGAACCGCTTCGCTCATAGCCAAAACCAATCAGCCGAACGACCAATTGAAAACCCCGGTTCACAACAACAGCGCCGCCCGATTGTGATAAATCATTGGATCGACCGCCAACAAGTCCCGACAATATCCAACAGGCAGGACGACACCCGACCTGACACACAGGAGCAAACATGAGCCGCAATTTTCACCTTCAGTTTATCGACAACCCCAAGTTTTACGGCACCGCCGCAGAGGTCGCAGCGGAGCGCCTTGAATCCCTGATCGTTGCCAAGTCTCACGCCATTTGTGACGATGCGGTGGACTGGGATGCAATCATTCAGCACGCCCAAGCCAATTTGGCCGCAGCCTTGAAAACCAACTAACCCACAGGAGAAAACACCATGAAACAGTATGAATTCAACATGACCGACAAGCGCACCGGACGCGCCGAACACGCCAGAGCAACCGCAGCCAATGCCGTTATCGCTCACGCTCAAATTGTTCTGGCTTATGGCCGCAGCTTCAACGTGTGCGAACTGCACAGCGCCGCACGCCCGCCACACCACACGCTAGGAGAAATCGACTGTTCAGATTTCCCCGTTACAGACACCGCATGGTTAATCGACCAAGCCGACAAAATCCAAGGGGCCACAGCATGACCACCGCCGACCATATCCGCACCATAGCCGCCCGCCTTATCGGTTACCAGACCCAAGGCCACGGATTTAACAAGATCCACCACTCGCTCACGCTCAGGAACGCCCTGCAATGGGCCGCTTGCTATGACCGAGCCACCGTGACCCGCAAGGGCCGCTTTATTGCAACCAAGACCACAGGAGCCAAACCATGAAACGAATCACCCACGCCCCCGCCGATTCAGTCTATATCGGCAGCACCGAAGGCCCGGACACCATGAGCGAAGAAACAGCGGACCGCCTAAACGATGCCACCGCCCCCGCCTACATACAAGACGAGGACGGACACCGCCATTTTTTTGATCTTTGCCCCGCTTAACCAAAAGGAGCCCACGACATGACACCCGAACAACAAAAAACAATCCACGCCCTGAGAGACGAGGGTTATCTGGTGATTATCTGGACGCCGCAAGAACTGGACGGAATCGACCCGAGCCACATAGAAGATGCACTAATTGAACGAGGCAACGACATGATCGAGCAACTACAGACCGCCACAGACGAAACCCGCAGCAACGGCCCGCACCAGTAAACCACCACAGGAGAAACACACCATGAAACCCCAAGACCTTCAAACACTCGCACAAGCCGCCCTGATGCCCGCAGGCTTTCGCCACCATGACAGCGGAGAGCCAGCACCGTGCGCAGCCGTGACAGCAGCCCACGCCCTCGCCCTGAAAGTGGACGAGCTGGGCCAGCTTCACGCAGCAATCGCAGACATGAAACGCAAGGCCGACCATATCCGCACCGAACTGGAAAACGCCGGACTTGCAGACATAGAAGGCACCCTTTACCGCGTCAACTTCGCCGCAGTAGCTGGACGCACCCTTACAGACTGGAAAACCATAGCCGAACGCCTGAAGGCAAGCCGCCAGCTAATCGCAGCACACACCACCACGGGCGAAGCCAGCACACGAATGACCGTTAAAGCACGCCAAACACACTAAGGGGAACACCATGCACCAAATCGAATACACCAACAAGCCCAGCATAACCACCCTCAAAGCAGCGATTAAAAAAGCAGTCGCCAAGGGTGAAACATGGATTCAGCTTATCTGGGGTGAAAACCAGATAACCATTGAGCGCACCCCATACGGATGGACGGGTTACGGCTGGATTGGCCGCAACGGAGGCCAAGACTTGGCAGACGAACTGCAACGAGCCCGCCAAAATTTAGCGGAACACCTGCAAAAAACAGCCCACGAACAGCAAAGGAGCAAAGCATGAACCGCCAGAACTTCACATTTAACCCCGCATTACCGCACCCGGACGACGACACCGACCCCGCACCGATGCCACTAAACGAGGCCATAGCCTTCGCCCTTCGGATTCTCAAAGACCCGACCGCTACACAATGGCAGCGCCAAAAGGCAGCGGACGAGCTGCAATATAGCCACGACACACAGGAGCCCACAGCATGAAATATCATTTCATCCAATCCAGCACCAACCGCAAGACCGGCCCGATACCGCAGACCTACACCAGCCGCGAATCATGCCCGCCCTCATGTGCGCATTACCGTTCGTCATGCTATGCCGAGGACTTCTACACCCGCTTAAATTGGGACAAGGTAAGCACCAGAGGCACCGACCTAGACGGACTGGTGCACGCTATCAGCAGACTACCCAAGGGCCAGTTATGGCGGATGAATGTCGCCGGAGACCTACCCGGAGAGGGTGAACAGGTGGACGCTTACGCACTCGGGCAGATTGTCAAAGCCAACCGAGGCCGCGCCGGGTTTACCTACACACACAAACACAGCCCGGACGCTATCAAGTGGGCAGGCCACGCGACCCGATGGGGCTTTACCGTAAACCTGAGCGCCGATGACGTACAGCAGGCCGACCGACTCGCAGCCCACGGGTTACCCGTCGTTGTCGTTGTGCCAATGGACACACCCAAGCACAGCAGAACACCCGAGGGCCGCGCCATTCTGGTTTGCCCAGCCCAGACCACGGAATACATGACGTGCGCTTTATGCGCCCTATGCCAACGCGCCGACCGCCGCCAGATTATCGGATTCAGGGCACACGGAACCAAAGCAAAGCAGGCCGACCGAATCGCCCGCCGGGTTATCCCGATCAGCGCCGCGTGACAGCGCCAGCGCCAGCCCTTCGCGGAGGGTTGTCGCGGGTATTGTCGCCCGACCACAGGAGAGCCAAAACATGAAACGATACAACGTGAGAATCAAACACACGGACGGCAGATTGTCGGTATTGAGCCACCGCGACCGCATGGCATGGAGCCACCGCACGGCCAAAAAACACGCCAAGGACTGCATTGAAATGATGGTCAAGGGCGACCGCCCCGACTGGGTTTATGTCGCCGTTATGGAGGATTGAAATGAAGCAATGCCAGAACGCCGAGCCGGGCACATACGGCCACGAATGCGGCCAGCCAGCCCAATGGACCGCCACCAACAAACAAGGCCACAACGCCGCATTTTGCGACCAGTGCAAGCAGCAAGGCCACGAAGCCCGCACCTACACCCAATGGACAACATACGGAAGCAACCAATGACACACACCGAGCACGCCTATATCACCGCAGGCGCACGCTATGAACGCGCCAAAGGCCCCGCACAAGTCGCCGCAGCATCTCAGGCAATCCGGGTTTTATTGGAGGCCGAGAAGCCCCACGACCAGACCGAGGCCCGCTACCTGATCGAACGAGGCAGACAGGAAGTGAGGGCCAGCACATGATAGGGTTTACCCTTACATGGCCTTTTCCCCCGCCCGGTGGCCCGATACCGTGGACGCCGGAGCAGGTGCGCGACTACCAGCGCCGAGCCCGTGACGCCGCACCGCCAGCGCCGTGGTGACTTGCAGAGATGCCACCGAACAACCCCGTGCCGCTGCTTGCGAGACAGAGGCCGACCCTGATTTATAGACAGATCACAACTTTTGGAGAACAGCATGAAAATTGAAACATCAAAACTGACAGGCGCTGCCATTGATTGGGCGGTGGCAAGGTGTGAAGGCATCATTAACGGGGATGTCTTGGATGTGGGTTTTATCCTTGAAGGTGGCTATTCACCATCAACCAACTGGGCACAAGGTGGGCCGATCATTGAGCGCGAAAACATAAACATTGAGACTTGGCACGGCGCATGGCAAGCCGAATTAGAGTTTTTGCCCGATGACGATACACATTACAGGTATGGCAAGGGCGCTGGCCCCACACCCCTGATCGCCGTCATGCGGTGCTATTGCGCCAGCAAGTTGGGACATGAAGTCGATGTGCCGGACGAGCTTTGCTGAGATGCTACCGAACCAAAACCACCCACTGACACGCGCCTACATGCTGGGCGCAAGAGCCACCAGTCCCCAAGCCATGACCGAGGCCATGCGCTTAATCGCTGCTTGCGAGGGAGCTGCCGACCAACTGACCATTGACCAGTGCAAACTGGCCGCTGAAGTTTTACTTGAAAGGAAGATGCCATGAAACACCCTGCAACATACACGGATGCCTTTTTTCCGGTGTTCGCCAAACTGCTTAATGGAAAAAGTATTGTCTTGGACCCATTCGCCGGAACTGGAAAACTTGCCCTTATTAAGAATTTTGGATTCGATGGCGAAGTTTGGTGCAACGAACTTGAGCCAGAATGGGTCAAAACAAGCACCCACAAGGTGGATAAATGGAACGTAGGTGACGCCCGTAATTTGTCTTGGGCGGCTGGAGTTGATGCAATTTGCACATCTCCAACTTACGGCAACCGAATGGCGGACTCGCACAACGCAAAAGATGCCTCACGCAGAATCACTTACACCCACTACATAGGGAGAAAATTAACGGATGGAAATTCTGGCGCAATGCAGTGGGGCGAAAAATACAGGAATCTACACGAGGAAGTTTGGAGTGAGTGCTGGAAAGCCCTTGCTTCAAACGGATTGATGATTGTGAATGTATCAAACCACATTAGAAAAGGCTGCGAAATTGATGTTGTTTGTTGGCACAAGGAATGCCTAAGAAAAATTGGTTTCGATTTTGTAGAGCACATAAAAATTCAAACTCCAAGGATGAAATTTGGGCAAAACTCTGAGAAAAGAATTTCGCACGAAAGCATCTTGGTTTTTAAGAAGCCTTCTTCCACCGAAACGGAGGTCGCATGAAATACACCGGACCCGCAAAACCCATCCCCACGCACACCGAACTTATTAGCGACAAGGCCGAGCGTGTGATCTTTCTGCTGCTGGCTATTGTGGCCGCAGTGTTCCTGTATCTGGAGTGAGCCATGCCCACCTACCGCATGACCATCGACAGAACCGTGCGCTTTCAGCTTGACGTAGAGGCCACCGACCGACTCGAAGCCCTGCGCATGGTGAACGACAAGGCTTTGATGTACGATGACCGAGACCTAAAGGAAACCCGTGTTATTGCCATCAAAGAACTCGAAGAAGTCCCTGTTCTCCATCCATTTGATTGAGGGAGAGGATGGCCGTGTGTCTGCTATCGCGGAGATGGTAGGCACCGGCCCGAACGCCATCGACATCGGCTTTGAAATCATGCAGAAGCTCGAACTGGCATCACTGGATCACCCCGACAGGCTGTCAGTTCAACCCCTCACATTCTGCAAGAACTACCAGTAGCCACTTGCGGAGGTGCTGCCGGTAGTTGCGAGGGAGATGGCCCACACACCAGTGGGCTTTTTTATTGCCACAAGCTCACGCCACCAACAAACGTGGTCTTGATCGCAGCAATCTTGCGCCTCTGCACCTTCCTCAGGTAGCTCTTGCGGCTCCTTTGCTCTTGATCTGTTGGGCGGATAGGCTTGGCATCCTCACCATCCCCCATTGAGTACACCTTGAGCCTGTTGCGGCCATCGCTCTCGCCTGTGTACCCTATGATGTAAATCATTTTGTGGGCCTTCATCTCGTTGAGAATACGCCCGACAGACTTGGGGTTTGAGGCTGTCTTGTCAGCCAGATTGAGCCGAGTGGCAGGGCCTTTGAGTAGCTCAGCGAACACGGCTACGGTTTTCTTCATGGTCATGCTTGGCTCCTTGCGCGAACGGCCAAGGCGCAGTCCATCATGGTGGCTAGCTCGGCCTGAGCAATGTCTGGTTGGTCTTCCCACTCAAGCGAAAGCGACTCACACACCCGTGCGCAGGCCTCTCGCTCGACTGCGGCGACAAGGGCAGCGAAGCGTTCAAGCTCTGCGTCACCACCCCATACGGTCTGGCCCATTCCTGCTGGACCGATATTGAGCTTGGCTTCCCGTGCCATACGGATGATGTCTTCTCTTGTCATACCTTCTCCTTGCGAAACATTTTGTCCAGTGCCTGTGAGCACTTGAATAG